AGAGCTTCAACTTTAGTTGCTGCATTCTCAAGCTCATTGATATGAGCTAAAATTGCGTTGTCATCTGCCAAATTTGCAAATGATGCAACGCCCTTTAAGTGGTCTTTTAACGTCATTTCATTATCATTTAAAGGCTGTTCGAGCCTGTTATTAAAATAGTTGTATATTTCCTCGGTGGTCGATGCTTTCACATCTTCACCTTTCATGTCATAAATGCCATCTATTAGCTTCATTTCTAAAGCTTCTTGTGCGCTAATCCAATGGTCTTTTTCATCAAAGTATTTAGCGACAATTTCCTCTTTGTTTTGCCCTAAACGTCCTGCAATCATTGATGCAAGATCATTCTGCAAACTTTCAACTAGGGTTGCAGTTTCTCTGAGTTCTGATGCCTTACCGTACGCTCCAGCACTTACAGCGTGAAGCATGAGCTTTGCGTAAGGCGACATATAAAGAGGCTTTCCACACAAGGCTATAATACCTGCGATACTTGCTGCAACGCCATCTATATACATTGTTATATTGGCTTTGCTGTTTCTTAAAGCATTGAAAATCGCCATGCCTGAAAAGACATCGCCACCAGTGCTATTGATGCGCACATCAATCTTGTTGTACATCTTCTCCAAAGCGAGGAGTTCTGATACTACTCTTTCAGAGTCGACTTGCTGATTTGCCCCGACATTTCCATATAAAAGAATTGCGATTTCACCATCACCTGGAATGGTGTTAAAAATGCTACTGTTTGCCATTTTCGTTTGTAAATTTTTTGCAAATATAAAGAGCACTTTTCGATAAAAAAAACGGCTTTTACATGGTTGCGCCACGTTTGTATATCATTGCAAATCAAATAGATACAATAAATAAAGCGTTTTTATTTCAGTAAAAAATATATGAACTTTGCACTACACATTATTAAAAGACTTACAATGGGAAAGGACAACAGTTTAAATAAAAAAAGTATTGCGCAATCGCTATATCTTGATGGTAATTATACACAGGAAGAAATCGCTGAAAAAGTTGGAACGACAAGACAAACGATTGCAAGGTGGGCAGAAAAGGGAAAATGGCAGGAGATAAAGGCGTCTAAGACAATTACACCAGAGCAAATCATTTCACAATGGAGTTATCAGATTGTAGAAATCAACAATAATATTAGTTCACGTCCACCAGGTGAACGCTTTGCAACAACGCAAGAAGCAGATGCACTTGCGAAGATTGCAGGTGCGATAAAGAAGCTAGAATCAGACATTGGAGTGCCTGACTGCGTGTCTGTTGCAATGCGCTTTCTTTCATGGCTAAGACCTATCGACATTGATAAAGCAAAAGAGTTCAACAACTTGTTTGATGCTTTCATTAAAGACCAGGCAAATAACAAAAAATAAATATGGTAAAATGGACTGATAAGCAAGCCCTTGCTATATGGGAAAAATATAACAAAGGACTTGCAAAAAATATAGACATCGACGAATCTCTATCTCGATATGACATTGATAAAATGCGTGAGAGATTGGAAAAAGACCCAGTGGAGTGGATTAAATACTTCTTTCCAAGTTACGCAAAGTATGAGTTTGCGCCTTTTCACATCAAAGCAATTAAACGTCTTATTGCGAACGATGAATGGTACGAAGTTCTTTCATGGTCTAGAGAGCTCGCAAAGTCAACCGTTGTAATGTTCGTGTTAATGTATCTCACATTAACTAAGCGCAAGAAGTTCGTAGCACTTGCTTCTGCTACTATTGATGCAGCAGTGCGTTTATTGACACCCTACAGAATTAACTTTGAGAGCAATCCAAGAATACAACAGTTTTACGGCAAACAACCAGTGCTAGGTCAATGGACAGACAGAGAATTTACTTGTACTTGTGGTGCTAAGTTTATTGCTATTGGTGCAGGTTCAGCTCCTCGTGGTATGCGTAACGAGGCTATTCGACCAGACGTCATCTACATGGATGACTATGATACCGACGAGGATTGCAGAAATCCTGTAACGCTGAATAAAAAGTGGGATTGGATGGAAAAAGCACTTTACCCTACACGCTCTATCTCTGAACCTACACTGGTTATCTGGTGTGGTAATATCATTGCTAAAGACTGCTGTATCACCAGAGCTGGCAAACTTGCAAACAGTTGGGATGTCGTGAACATTCGTGACAAAAACGGCAAAAGCACATGGCCTGCAAAAAATACAGAAGAGCAGATAGATAGAACGCTATCAAAGATTAGCACCAAAGCGCAACAGGGAGAATATTTTAACAACCCTGTATCAGAAGGAAAGATCTTCAAGAATCTTGCATATGGCAAAGTTCCACCATTAAAAAAGTTCCAATTTTTAATCGGTTATGGCGACCCTGCATATTCTGATTCAAAGAAGAAAGGAAGTTCTACCAAAGCTTTGTGGCTGATTGGTAAGCTTAAAGGCGTGTATTACGTTATAAAAGGATTTTTAGCACACGAAACGAATGCCAACTTTATAGGCTGGTATTTCGAGCTCGACAAGTATGTAGCAAAGAAGACGAACGTTTATTGGTATATCGAAAATAATAAGTTGCAAGACCCTTTTTATCAACAGGTGTTTAAGCCGCTACTTCGTGAAGAATGTGCAAAGCGCAAAACGCAGTTATTTATTCGTGAAGACACACGAAAAAAGACAGATAAAGCAACACGTATAGAGGCTAATCTTGAGCCTTTAGATAGACTTGGTACTCTCATCTTTAATGAAGAAGAAAAGGATAATCCACACATGCAAGAGCTTATCAATCAGTTTAAACTCTTCGAGCTTTCACTGCCTTATCCAGCCGACGGCTGCGATGCCGTCGAGGGTGGTGTGACAATGACAGATACCAAAACAAATGAACTTGAACCAGTTTATACCATTGGTTACAACGAATTGAATGAGAACAACCCTTATACATTTTAAGTTATGCAGAACTTTATATCACTTGAAGATTACGATGCTTCGATTCATCGTGAAATACTTGATAGCCTTTTAAGACAAGGCACATCAGATTATGATCCACAAATAATAGAAATATGCGAGGATAGAGCTATCTCTGAAATGAAAAGCTACCTCAATAAAAAATATGATTGCCAGGCAATTTTTTCACAGATAGGAGAAGCAAGACATCCTCTCATCTTGATGTTTGCGGTAGATATTGCAATCTACCATATTTATTGCCAGCACAACCCCTACAAGATGTCTAAGATTAGAGAAGACAGGTACGAACGTGCAACGACCTGGCTTAAAGGCGTTATGAAAAGCGACATTACAGTTGAAGGAGCACCTTTGCTACCTTCTGATGCCATTTCAGACAACTCGAATTGGCAAATTAAAAGCGAAGAAGTTAGACCAGTATTTGATTAATCAGTTATGAAAAAGAATAAAAACAAAATTGTACAAGGTGGATATATTTCACAACCAGGCTTAAGACAGCCTGATGTAGTTCTACAAATGCCTGAACTATTTCACTTTAATCTTGAAACTTACATGAACGCAGTCAATGCAGCAAAAAGCATTGATTATTCAAATCGTGTAAGGCTTTACGACATGTACGAAAGCACAGCATTCGACTTGCATCTTTCAGGTGTCATGGATAAACGCTTACGTGGTGTAACGCAGATACCCATTGAGTTTCAGCGCAATGGAAAACCAGACAAAGTTATCAATAAACAGCTGCGCTCACCATGGTTTAAAGAGTTAAGAAAAGAACTTATATTATCGGAGTTCTGGGGTTTTACGCTACTTCAACTGTATGTAGAAGAGGACCAAAACATCCACTTTGAAAGCATCAACAGAAAGCATTACGACCCAATTAAAAGGAAACTACTTCGCTTCCAAGGTGATATGGACGGAGTCCCAATTGAAAGCTTTCAGAACATGCTCTTTATAGGTAGTGAAAGGAAATTAGGAATATTTGCAGAAATCCTACCTGCAGTGCTTTACAAAAAAGGAAATATAGGTGACTGGGCAAGGTTCTGCAACATATTTGGTATGCCTATTCGTGAATATACCTACGATGCAGGCGATGAAGAAGCAAGAAGAAGGCTTATTCAAGACGCCAGACGTCAAGGTTCAAATGCCGTGTACATTCACCCCAAAGACAGTGATTTAACGCTAATTGA